ACTACCACAATAAACAATCTGTTTGGGCGTGAACGCTCTGGCTGTATCTCAAACTTAATAGGAGTATCAGGTGCTACGTTTCGATAACCTGCAAGTGTAAGATAATTACTGATAAAATCAATTAATTGTTGATCCATTATTCTTCTCCCTCAGCGACCTGAAAAGATTGAATGATATCAACGGTGGTAACTCCATCAGTTAATATACATCTTAAATCTACAGTTCCGGGTTGGTCAAACGTTACGTCAAAGTACTCTGCTTCTACGTGCGTAGGATTGTCAGGTAGTGGAACGTTGATAGGTGGGCCGTATTCAATACTGGCTTTCATATCTACTACTGACATATCTGTAGGATTGAACCAGCCTACAAAGTGCATTTCGTTTTGATCGTTTTCTCCCCAAATAGGCATGAGAACACGTTTAGTTGTACCGAGTGGAATCTTGTCAGGATGACTGACTCCGTATCGAGTTGTTGTACTTGGCATGGTAGCTCCCTACGCTAAAACAATATCAGCAGATACAATAGAGTAACCAGACAAGCTATCGGCGCGTGACGGGTTATCTTTGTCTAACTCAGTTACCGCAGGATAGATTTGATTAGTAGTCAATCCATTCCATGCGCTATCTCCTAAGAAGTCTGCCAATGCAGTACCACCTTCTACAGGAGCCCCATTCGAAATAACTACAGCGCGTCCTGTAGTTGCCAGTCTTGTTGCTGGAACTTCATCATGCATTTCATCATGCGGAAGTGGATAACGCGAATCACTAAGAGTAGGGTCGCCCTCAGTAATAACAACAGGGTCTCCTGGGTTAGTTGATGCAACTGTCAGTCGAACAGTACCAAGCGTACTAGAACTAGCTTCTTCTGTAGTAGGCAGAAGATTATCTTGTGGGTCCCAGAATTGTTCGTCCCACAATTCGTCGAATGTATTAACTTTGTTCCAAGTATGGTTGAACGTACCTGTACTTGGAGTAGCCTTTGATTCACGGCGATACATGGTTAAATAGTCAGAGCGCGAACTGTCAAACTGAATCCAAAGAACATTCAAAGGAAGTTGCATTTCATGAGGTTCAGTTTTAGAAGCTACAATTGTAGTAGTCTTCAATATAGTCGGGTTCGTCTTTCTAACTACGATAGGTGTATTATGTTCAGAGATATTGGTATACGACATAATTCCCAAAACATAATCACGTAGTTTTTGTGATTGAGCGTCAGCCATAGGAATACCTTATTAAGTTAAATCGTCAGGTTTGATTTTACGCCAAACCAAATCACCAGCATCATCAAAAAGAAGTGCTGCGCCTACTTCTGGAACGCTATCAATAATATTAGCGTGACCTGTAGCGTGAGCCAACATAGTAGCAGGACTTTCTTCGTGTGTATGCGCTTTTGGTGTACGAGAGTTAGAAAGACGTTCATCGCCTTCCACAATAGCAACTGGATAATCACTATCGATTGGGTCTATGCTGAGTCGTACTTTACCTAGTGCTTCTGTAGTAGCAAAAGGAACTGGACTAACACCAACAAGTGTTAAGTCACTTGGGTCATACACCTGCTCTTCAAGAACATCTTCATAGAAGTATAGAACTTCCCAATCTTGCGTAATGTTTTCAGATTGAAAAATACCAGGGTCTTTAGATATTCTACGAAGTGCTTTACGGTACAACATACTGTCAGGCCTAAAGCATATCCACACGACGTTCATAGGAAGAACCATATTAATAGGCTCTCCCTGCGCACATACAATAGCGTATGTGCGATTAGTTGAAACGTCGGTATGTCGCATAACAATAGGTGTATCTTCGGATTGCTCATTGATACCCGACAACTTCTCTAAGTTAGAGATAAGTTGTTCGAGCTTATATTCCATACCCATAAAATTTACCTTATAGTGTTGCGCGTGAACCAGTTGGATTCACATTGAACGTTACGTGAATTCGCTTAGCCGCGATAACAGGGTCCATTACCATATCTAGAACTAGATCACCATTGGCAATTGTATCGTTAGTGTTGTTTCGTTCATCACAAATGTTCTGATACTCGTAAACACCACGACCTAAACGAATAGGTTCTAGAATTGAATCAGCAATACCACGAATTCTATCACGTAGTAACTGATCGTTTGGACGGAACACACCGCGCAGTGCTGAACGCTGTGCAGTTTTAAGAACGTAGTTTACTAGGCGAACAACGTTAACGTACTGGAATGCAGTTGCATCTTTCTGAGTAGTTTGTTGTCCCCAAATGACATAACCGCCACCACGAGGCATTTTGCGAATTGGATTGATTTGAGCCTTATCCAATGCATCACGAGCACCTTGATCATAGTGAACACGAGTACCAAGAATTTCAAGAGTACCTAGTTCGATACCAGCAGGAGCAAACCATAGCGCACGATTGTTATCAGCTTTGGCAAATGATGCAGCTACATAACCGCTTGGTGGTACATATAGCTCTAGGTCATTAACCGAATCGTATACGAGAACGTCACTTCCATAAATAGCACTAGCACGGCTAGACATATTAAGAATGTTGTTCTTGTAGTTAATCGCGTCTGCTACTTCTTGCTTATCGCTAGGTAAGTCTAGGATAGCAACACTATCGCCACGACCTAAAGAGATTTCATTTAATGCATGATGTACAGTGTGGTGAGTATATCCGCAGTTAACAAGAATATCGATATCGACTTCTTCTGGGTCGCTGTAATGCTCTTGCCAAGCTTCGATGATTTGATCGTTAGTTACTGGAAGACCGTCGCTACCGCCGTCTAGAACAATGCTAGCTTTAGATACGATTTGGAATTCTGAACACAGGTCATTGTTCTTAACGCGAATCAGTTTAGACTTCTTGTTAATAACATCTTCGATGAATAGCTGATTGCCTTCTTCATCAACTTCATGATGACGAGTAACAAGAAACGATTCATCAGGACGCGTCTGACCTGTAGCTTTAGCAGCAAACACATCTACGTAGAAGTGTAATGGGTTATGACCGTTACCGCGAATAGCAACACCAGCAGGATTAGATGGACGTACTTGAACTACGACACCGTTGTTCCATTCACCTGGGTCAGCAGCACAGAAGTACGCTACCAAGTTAGAAACGCCTGGAGTTGTTGGGGTAAAGCCAAGTGTATTAAGAGGGTCTTCGATGCCTTCTGGATCATTCGTTGTTTGATTAGTCCAGTTACTCATTGCCAACTGAGGGTTCTGAGCATTAACATCGTCAACTGTAAGGTAAGTACCGGCTGTCAGCGCTTTGTTAACTACACGAGTTACATAGCACATGCTAGACTGGTAAAGGAAAGGTTCAACTGAATAGTACATATAACCAAATTCAGGACCGCCAGCACCAAATTGTGCTTTATAGTCTGCGAAATCAGTTACCAATGTACGTTGACCTACAGGGCCGCGTGGTGCGCCGCCAACAAATGCTGCAATAGAGCTTGGAGCATTTGCAGGGCGTTCACTTAAATCTTTGATATAAGTGTATACCCCGTAAGCTGGATTAGATGGATTTATGATAGACATAATTACTCCCTAAAAGGACTATATAAAGGCTGAATTTCACAGCAATCTTTATATAAAATTATAAAACTTTAAGAGAGTAAGTAAACCGTTATTCAAAGAAATCGAAAGAAGAATCAGGCTCAGCAGGGTTTGGTATATCCATTTCTACATCAAATTCGAAATAGCCACCTTTTAAATCTTTAATCTTTCTTTCGTATTCTTTGATTTTGCTTTTATAGAACTGAATTGTTTCTTTAAGAATAGAGCGATACAAACCAGAAGCAGGAACTGAACCGTTTTGAAGGTACATAGTAATAACAAAATAGAATTCATCTTGTTTAAATTCTGATATCTCGTACTCTACGTTTTTCAATTCTGTTTGAAGAGAGATAACCCTAGCTTCAAGTTCTTCGTATGCAGTTAGTTCCGCAGGTTGGAGTCGGCGAGCTTCTGCAATTGCTCTTGCTCTATCCGACTTATTCTTTACACGCTCCCATATTTGTTCAAGAGCATGTATGTCTAAAACTGAGTATGCACCTTTAGCTTCATAGTAGTAATTAACTAGCGGGCTATTCGGGTCAATTTTATCAGGATGGGTTCTGTTTGATATCTTGTAGAATAGTTTCTTACAAAGCTTTTTGACTTTTGCGTTAGGCTTATGAACTACATCATCCAGTCTATCTATATCTTTTTGATATTCTTCACGTTTACGACTTCTACGCTTATCAGTATCAGAAGCAACCTGCAACTCCCTGAGAAGTCTTTCAAACTCGTCGTAAGTGTCCATGTAAATTGCTTTGAAGCGCTCAGACGTTTCAATGTCTTCCGTACTGTAAGGTGTAACGGCTTCTACTACTTCTGTTTTAATCGAAGCTAGCTTTTCCAATTCATCATAGGCTTTATCGATTTTGAGTTTAAGAGTTGCTTCGTCTAGACCGTTAAAGTCTTTAGGAACATATACAACAGGAAGAGTCACATTAGTCTCCAATATAGTTAAAGGAGGCAAACGCCTCCTAATCAATTTAAGCAGTCTAGCGATTAAGCTGACCGATATCTTTCGACAGCAAAGCGCTTATGTCTTCTGGTACTTCGTTTCGTACATGCAGATGCTTTCGCAACCAAGCAAGGTTTGCACCGTGCTTGTCTACAACTCTACGATTACTAGGTATGTCTAATTTTTTGTTTTGTAAGAATGCGTTTAGACGTTCCAGCTCACTCATTGATTTATTTTCCTTTTTCCTTGTAGTGAAGTTCTACTGTGTTAGAAGACAATGCAACAGGATACACCTCTTCTAGTTCAACAGTAGACTCGATTAAGGTAACATTATTGATACCTGTAATTATACCCTCAACTGCGTATACAGATATGGGCAAATCTTGTTGAGTAAGAACTTTCCAAGCTTCTAAAGCTTTGAACACTTCTTTAGATTTATCTTCATACGAAATCTTGATAGTGTTGTTCTTATACGAAACCTGAGAATGCGAAATAATATCAAGACTTGTATAACCTAGAGACTCTACCAAATAAGCGGGCATCTTAGTAGTAATAACCGCACCATCCTTAATTTTGCTTT